GTATCATTGAGTATAAACTGATTTCTCTTCAAACGATCTCGCAATTCATACAAAACCCTTTGACTCTGTGGTTTTCTATTAGCTATCAGGTCAATTCGTTTACCTGTATTCTTCATCTGTATCGTCACTATTTCCTACACCATCATTTAATTTTCTACTCAAAGGATCAAAAAGTGCCTGGGCTTCTTGGATATCATCACGAATTTTACCCATTTCTTCATCCAACTGATGGGCAATTTTGGCAGTAATTTCCAATCGCTTCTTAATCTCCTCTGGGAAATCCCCTTGGTACTTGTAGTTGAGAGAATGTTCTATCGTTGCCCAGAAATTCATGGCCAAGGTACGAATTTGAATTTCTGCCAAAATAGTCTTGGCTCCATTGATGGTGTCAACCATATATTCTACTACCACATGATAGGAACGGTAGCCTGAGGCCTTTCGATGAGTAATGTAATCTCGCTCCTGTATGATCCGCATGTCCTGACGCTTGCGCAAAATAGCCACAACTTCTTGGACATCATCTACAAACTGGACCATCACACGCAAACCGGCAATATCTTGCAGATCGTGTTCCAAGGTCGCATAAGTAATGCCACGACGAGTCATTTTTTCCTTGATGCTCTCAATTGGCTTAACTCTACCAGTCACAAACTCAATCGGAGAATGCTTATTTTGCTTACGATATTGCTTACGAATACCTCGAAGTTTAATCTTTAACTCACCAACAGCTTGAATGTAAGGATCTAGAAATTCTTCCCATTCTAAGGTCATATATTCTCCCTTGTTCTCATATTATCCTTCAAAAATATCTTTGATTTTTTCTCCAGATTCATATACAATAAATACAATGCTATTATACCATAAGTGAAAAACGTTTACAAATAGTTATCATTGGTTGTCAATAGTTGAGTTTTTACTTATTTTTCATTAAAATCATTTTCATTAATTGCTATCATTTTTTTAAATCGTATTCATCTTCGTATTCATTTTCATAATCATCTTTGCCCGTATAGTTGAGAAGGTTGTAATTTAATTCTAATAGTTTACAAAAGAATCAGTGAGTAATGTCACTGTTTTTATTTTTAACAAAACACCGTTTTTGACAAAATCACTACTCCTCCAAGCAAATGATTTTACGGATTTGAAATGCGTTTATTCGATTTACATTTCTTGGATTTTAAATCCAACCTTTTTTAGGCCAATTTTGTTAACGTCAACAAAATTGGCAACCAAGCGCTTTATAAAGCTATTTGTTGAAGCCAACAAGTCAATTTTTCAGGCAAACCATTTATTTTGCTACCGACATTAATGTCGGTTGGTTAGATGTTTTCTTGATTCAGAGCAAACAAAAAAACCGCAAGCCTGAGCCTGCGGTCTAGTGTAATCTATTTTGATTTTATACAGTTTTTTAGTCAGTTCGTTAAGAAAGCAATTTATTCACTCTGTCTTGTACAGCTTGTGCATCGTAACCAGCATTTGTTAGATTATCGAAACGTTCTTGTCCATTGCCCCAAAGGCCCTGAATGACCTCGTTTGCTACGGTATCAATGTCTGAAATATCGTTTCCACCATTCAAGAGACTATTAACTCTATCTTGCACGGCTTGTGCGTCGTATCCCGCTCTTGTTAAGCTATCATAACGCTCTTGACCGTTACCCCACAAACCCTGTAATACTTCTTGCGCTACGCTGTCAAGGCCTGAACTAGCGCTATTGCTTGGTGTTTTGTCATTTAAAATAGCGTTAACTCTATCTTGCACGGCTTGTGCATTATATCCGGCATTTGTTAGATTATCGAAACGTTCTTGACCGTTACCCCAAAGGCCTTGGATGACCTCGTTTGCTACGGTATCAAGGTCTTTACTAGTGTTTTTACGGCTTAAAATAGCTTCTTTATCAACTTCATCATCTAATAACACAATATTTTTATCATAAGGGTTACTAGAGTATTGCCACCAACGGATACCGTCCAGACTTGGAAAATATTCAAAATCTGCTTGGCCGTCATTCAGTCCATAGCCAGCAATCCAGAGGCTATTTGGAAATTTCGCAAGAATCTGCTCATAATAGATATTATTGAGCGTGAATGGCTTGTAACTGTAATAGATTGGCTCGTAGCCATTTTCTTTGAGGATTTCCATGAAGCGAATACAAGCATCTGTATTTGATTGTTTATCTCCGCTAGCGTGATCTTCGTAGTCAAGACACAAGTATTTTACTTTTTGAGGTACATTATCAAGGAAGTAGCGTGCCTCTCGTTCAGCTTCTTCGATGTCACCTCCAAACCATGCGAAATGATAAAATCCAATAGGGGTTGATTGTTCAACTTGAGCGGACAGGCAAGGGTTGATATAGCTTGTACTTTCAGAAATTTTGATAATAGTATTCTGTGTACCCATGTTAGCCAAAATACCTGTAATATCGTATCCCTTGTGGCTAGATACGTCGATGAATAAGTCGTTTTTCTTCATTGTTTTTTCTCCTAATCTTCTAATCTTCGCTTGGTTCTTGATAGTCCAGAGCACGTTTGCTATCAGAGATTCCTGATGTTGTTGGGTCTGGAATGATATTTAGAATATTTACAATCGTCAAACCAAGAAGATAAGGGTTTGAGAAAAATTTTCCTAGCAAGTCAAAGATAACTCCCCAACTAACCAAATCTTCCATTTTGAGATTGAAATATGCGAGAATTGGCAAAGATAGTGCGAATGCCACTCGCAATAAGAATGTTTTATTTTTAAAGTTAAATCGTACTTTCCAGTTAATCATGTGCATTTCTCCTTTTATTGTTTATTTTGAATTAAATTTTTAAGCTCTCTTACGTCTTCACCAAGTGATTTTACTTGCTCAGCTAGAACCAAGATCGCCTTGTTTTGCTCATCGTGGTTATCGAGCCGTTTGTTGGCTGATGTTTTGAATTCGTGCAGATTCTCGATGTCTTTCTCTAAAATCGTGAGACGATTTTCTTGCTTGGTAGCCTTATCTTTCATAGAGAAGTAAAGACCGATGACAGGAATTAGAGTGAGAAAAATTTGCACAATTAAATGCTCGTATTCTAGCATACACACCTCCTACTCTTTATGTTCATCTGTTTCTAGCTCTGCCAAAATAGCATCTTCGATCTTATAACGCAGTTCTCGCAACTCTTGTTCATGTTTACGCATGCTGCTACGATTTTTAGCGTACAAATCCGGGTCATGCAGTGTTTCAGATGTTGTTGAAACAGCTTCATTGTCTGTGTTGACTACAGTAGTTTTGACCAATTTTTGTTGATCTCCATCTTGTGCAAAAAATTCAGCTACTAGCTGACGTGTTTTAGTGACTTTTAGCATTGTCATTTCCTCCTTTATAAATTAATTATCCGTTAATAATTAGGGATTTTTTACGATTGTTATATTTTAAATGATACGTTATCAAAGTTGAGCCATGTAGCGTCAACGTTATTTTTTACAACTATTTCTCCCGATGTTAAAATGCATAAAACCGCGACTGTAAAATCATCGTTGAGCGCAAAAACGTAAGTTGAATGTAACGGTCTAAATCCCACTGGTAATTGAGCTATAACCGTTCCGTAAGCTGTCTTTCCTTTCGTCCCAACTCCACGCAAAAATACTACTCCATCGAACGACTTTGAATATTGTACATCATTGTACTGCTGATGATGTTGCCACCCATTTTGTAGAGTTATGTTTCGCCAAGAAGTCGGATCGCTTTCTGATTTTAGCAGAGCTACATAATCAGAATTGTTAGTGGATTTTGATTGTTGCACTAGGTAGCGCCATGGCCTCCAGTTGTTATCAAAACCATTCTCCCTAACTGCCATATATCCTAAAGATGTTGTGAAGCGTTGGATACATTCCTGAGAGTTAGGGTTAGGTCTGAAGACCTCCAACATCCCCCAAGCCCCAAATGGATTATTTTGAGAGTTTCCGTCTATCCACCAAAAGCCAGTATTTTTCATGGAATTAAAATCCTGTTTGATGATCTTCCCACATCCATTATTGTCAGTGATTTGATACTGTTGGATAGGCTGATTATTAGCGTAGATGTCACCCTTAACATCAAGAGCGCCTTGCTCACGAATTTTGTTGACGCCCACGCCAGAGCGGTCATAAGACAAAACCACGCTCTCTGTGGTCACATTGACCATGAAATCAGTCCGTGTGAATTTGTCCTCAAGCGTGCCGATCACAACCCAGGACTGATTTGCTAGATAGTTCCCAGCAAGGTTAGCTTGTGAATTGACTAGACTTGAGATACTTGTCCATGCTCCAGTAGCTTGTCCTGTATCCTCTTGAAAATTAGTAGTACCAAGTCTTGCAACTTTGAAAGTCAAGCTCATTGAGTTCTTTTGACTCCCTGATACTGTCAGAGGTGCAATCTTGGCATTTCTTGTGACCGTCAATGTGCTAGATGTTGAACCTGTTCTTACAATGCTAAAGCTAAGCGCTGGAGCAAAATACTCAAGCACTGTTACAGATACCTCTCTAGTATCTGACCATCTGCCACGGCTATCAGAGACTCTTGCTCTGATTTTGATAGCTCCGTGATAATTCATAATACCTAGACTTCCACCGTTTGAGCTTGTGGATTGGTTCTTGCCGACAATCTCAGCATAGTATCCAGTGATGGATGAGCCGTAAGAACCAACTGCACCATTAAGCGCTACTTTGATGTTAGAGATTACCTGAATGAACATGTTACCGCTTGGGATAAGGTTCTGTGCTGCAGAGTTCAAATCTGACAATGTGATACCTGAAAATGTAGGCTTGAGATTATCTGGCACGCTTGCCTTGAATGTGGCTGACTGTGTGCCTGTCTTGGTAGAGTCTGAATACGTATCAACGTAGATAGTCCCTGTCCCACTCGCTGAGTTGGGGATGTCGTTTGCGAAGTCAAGAGGTATCGTCCAGCTAGTGGATGTGTCCACATTCGTCGCAATCGTTCCACTCTTACCAGCCCAGGCATAGCGCACTGTATGCTTAAAACTGGAACTTTGACGGTTAATGTTGATAGTAACCGCACTGCCAATGACCCCAGTGCTCACGCTCACAGAGCTAGATCTTGGGATTGTTGTCAAAGTAAACGAGTTACCATCAATATTTAGATCGCCAGGAGACCATCCACCACTCCCTGAAAAGCTAGCGGACAAATTAAATGTCTTGGTTCCGTCTGCGTTATGGCCGACTGTGACAGTTCGGTCAATTAGCATGATTACCTGATTTTGACTAAGCATTGATGGACGTCCTGACCAGTTGATAGTCTGTCCATCAATAGTCACCGAAGCAGTACAGTTGTATTCTGCGAAAGTCGTAAAAGTATTTAACAAGGCAAGTCTAACTCTGACTTGACTGCTATTGTCTTCAATGCTCTGCGAGGTTTGATCTAACCACAATCTGATACGATAACCTCTATTAGTATTTGACCAAAAATCAGCCATTAAGCACCTCCTGCATATCTAATTACGTTCATATCTGGGTTAATGTGATACTGCTCTTCTCTAAAGCGTCCTATCTGGATAGTTTTAGAGAAAATACCGTTCTCGATGTGGATTACACCTTGAGAAATATACATAACCTCTACACCAGCTGAATACATTGAAATGCGTCCGTTAGGGTTGAACATCATGCTAGAACTACCGTCATTCTTACCAATGACAAGACCCTCATTAGATGAGCTCATATAGCTATCGATGAAATTCCAGCGGTCAGATAATTCTCCAAGATCCTTAGCAATGTTAGAAACACGCTGACTAGCTGAAATCAAATCTTTCTCAGCTTGCGCCCTCGCTGTCTCGTTGGCCTTGACAAAGTCCTTGTAAGCCTTTATCCAATTATCAAGTGTGTCAGCGCTAGCCTTAGCCTCAACCTCAGCTTGAATAATCCCAGTCTTTTCATTTAGCGCATTGATTTGTTCCTGAGTCAGCCCTTGATCAGCTTTAGAGTCAATGTCTCTCTGAATATCTTCAGGAGATGGAGACCAGTCTGTGGGGATAGTGCCTATCTCTAATTTAATTTTAGCGTCTTCGTAAGTTCTAGCAGATAGTCTAATAAATTTAGCAGTAGCTGGTACTGTAATATTATTGACGATATGCCACTTTTGAGAACGAACAGTATAACTGTCCTTACCTGTAAGTCGAGTTCCGATAAGTGATTTATTAGAATCGTAAAATTGCCAAGCATGCCAAGGCATTCCTCCAGCAGGGATACTTACCCAAAGCTGATAGATGAGATTGGATGCTCCATCGATTTCAATAAAATCGGACGTTCTTTCCTTGTTCACGGTATTAGCTGCGTAAACAACCCCAGCATTCCCTAAATACCCTGCAACAGAAGTGTTTTGAACAAACCTGTTCTGTGAACCAACCTCAACTTTAGCCCAACGATCAGCCCATTTGTACTTCGTTTTATCTGAGCTATCGGTTTTTTCATAGTCTGAATAATGACCAAAATAACGCTGTCCATTATCTGTCATTGTCAAACCAGAACCATCCGCATTGTCAGAGTACGCAAAGTGAACATAAGGTGTTCTTCCATCTGCTCCAGCTTTACCTGGTAGTCCATCGGCACCATCGCGACCACGCCATCTCGTCCAGCGATAGTCAGCAGGGTTGACGCTGTCAGTTGAGTTGAAATCAACATAGACCCCTATATAGGCCTTGTCGGCGTTTGTCTGGCTAAATCCACTCCCTGAGATAGTATCGGCGTAGGCAATGTGAGTGTACTTTGTACGGCCGTCAGCGCCTTTAGGACCAGGGATACCTTGGTCACCTTTTGGACCTTGTAAACCTTGGAGACCAGGCAAACCTTGTTGACCACGTTCACCTTGAGGACCTCTAGGTCCTGGCTCTCCTCTATCTCCTTTTTGGCCAGTTTCACCCATTTTTGCAACAGAAAAACCTGTCTCAGAGGTGTTATCTGTGTAGCTCCAGGTTGTTTTAGTCCACAAATACTGCCCAGCTGGTACGCTAGGGATTTGAGATGCCCATCCACTAGATGGTGGAACAGTTCCTGATGTGGAACTAGCATAAACTACGGCTGTTGCACGAATGCCAACACCGTCCTTGCCAGCGACACCATCTCTACCAGTATTTCCGTCTCTACCAATCCTAGCTACTGAGTAGCCTGTCTCAGAGGTGTTGTCTGTGTAATTCCAAGTTGTTTTAGTCCAAAGATATTGTCCAGCTTGAATAACTGGAACAGAACTTGCCCATCCAGAGTTTGGAGCGTTAGTTCCTGAGGTAGATGGTGCATAAGTTATTACAGTGGAATGCAAGCCCACACCATTCTTACCAGCAACACCGTCCTTGCCTGGGTCACCTTTGTCTCCTTTAGGGCCATTTAAGCCGTCTGATACATTTACTAGAGAAATTTCATCTACTGCGACTTCTTCATTATCAATGTAAGCTGCAACAGTCAATGTGATTACGCCAGAAACATCTCTACCTCTAGCTGTGTATGTCTGACCAGTTGTTACAATCCCATTTAAAGACCATCTCCAAGTAACTCCAGCTGTTATCAACTTACCGCCCTTGTAAAGTGCAGGAGTGATAACACTTTCACCAGCTTGATTTTTAAAGATGATTCCATTGCTAGTAGATAGCTTGATAATGTAAGGTTTAGACTGCTCAAATAAGCGCTCAAGAGCCTCTTGTATTCCGTCTGATAACTGATTTTCGAAGGCTTTAAAGTTCGAAAATGCTGTTTTGTTGCTTGCTGGATTTGAAAAGCTGATTTTCTGTTCAGTAACTCGCGCTTGAACTACTAGCAAAGGATTGAATCCTGAATCATGAATTTTGACTGTATCGCCGATTTCAACATCGACAAAGCCATCGACTTCATAAGTGATTGCTGGATAGCAATGTTTTTTTAGTTCATTGTATGCTAGACGTCGCAATTCTTTTGGATTGTCAGTATCGTAAGAAAAATCTTTTCTTGTGTACTGGTCTAGTTCACCTGTTGAATGTGTGAATGTTGATGGATATAGCTGCATAGAGATAGGTGCAACAAGATGAGCCCCTAATTGATAAAATTCACAAATTCCATCCTTGTTGTACTTTTTCCACTCGTCAAGACCACTTATTGTAACAACTTCTTCAACTTCCTCACCTTTATTATTTTTAACTCGTCTTTTCCCTGTTGGTTTGATTGAGTTAAAAATGCCAGTCTTATCAACTTTTCTAGTGATAGAATTGATATTTTTGCCATATTTTAACTGTATATCGTTTCTGATACGGCCTACGCCTTGATGGTTGTCATCGTTTTCATGATAGACGTTGATAGAGAATTTCTTAATTGTACTGTCAGCATTTAACTGTGTATAAAATTCAATCTCTGCATCAAATCGTTTGGCTAGACTTAATAGACGGGCTAGTTTGGTTTCTTGCCCCTCCCATTCCAGAGTACGCTTGTAATCTGAAATTTCATTGATGCCGATGGATAGGTGAGTATAGTTTAACAAGCCCATAGCCTCACAATATTCAGCAAAGCTCATAGCCTTTGTAGCCTTGTAAGGGTTGGTTATCTCATTGATAAGCTCAAGATTGAGGTTTTCGCAATAACATTTAATTGTCTGCTCATTTTCTTCAACCTGCATAACGTTGAAAATAAAGCTCTTGTCATGATATTTGAAAGATACCCACGCCCGTTCATTCAGATAAGAATAGGCTTTTTGGGTTGGAGTGTCTGACTTAATAGACTTTTTAAATACAGTGAATTCAAAAGTGGATGATCCTGTTTGTAAACTTCTAGTCCATGTATCGTTGTAAAAGTTAAGTGTGCTTTGCTTGCTGTTATCAACAAAAGCGACTTTTTGTAAGTTTGCATCATGAATTGTTAAAAGCATGATTAGAGCCACCTTTCTTCAAATTCGATTGTCACGGTTGGTTTTTTCTTTATAAAACTTGAAAAATAAATCTCAAGTTTAGATTCTCCAGGCTGTATAGATAGCCATTGTGAGCCGTCAACAACCTCTCCAGTTTTTGCGATGCCATCAATATAGACCGTATCATCTTCACTATTGATTACAGCCGTTGAGCCCATAGCGTAGCGGTTAGGAATATCTCTTGATACTTGCACAAAGTCCTTACGATACATCAATTCATCGAGATAGAGATGAGGGATGATTGGCTTTCCGTGAAAAGCGCCTATCGTGACATGGATTTTAGCTGACTTTTTGCCCCTGATTTCAGGGACGACAAAATTATAGTATGAACCGTTGTAGTAAACTTGGATTTTCTCATCATTTCGCTTAATTTCAAACTGTCCTCTTGATAATGTAAAAGGATTTCTATTGCTATCGCTAGATGAGTCAAAATCCAAAGTATTGAGAAAGTTATAATCTCCGTTATTATTAGTGGCAAAGACATTAAATCCACAATATAGACCGTTATATCTCTTGTAAGTTTCAACCCCATACAAAAACTGACCTGCTGTATCAGATACAGCCAGCTTAATAAAGCCACATTGTGCTATTGACTCAAGTTGATAGACTAATTTACAAAAAATGTAATCATTTAGAGAGCCTTTTTGACCTGTTGAGTCAGCTGGTATCTCCCATGATAAACCTGTTGAATAGCTTTTATTATATATTCCGCTAAACTGTTCTCTTAATTTGACACGTTTCTTACTGCCTGTTGTAATTAGCTCCGATGTCCCAATTAAATTCTCTGAACCATTAGTCACTGAGCTATTTTTTACTGCTTGCGTCAACCCTTGAGCGATTTTGTCGCCTCGAAAGTCAAGCAAGACCTCAGAGCGCTTTACTGTTTCAGTATCAACCTCCTCACGGTTTCCCATCTCAAAAGCTGTATTACTATTGACAAGACCAATATAACCATTTTCATCATTATGCTTAACTCTGATAATTGGAAAGGCCTCAACCGTCCCATTGTTTACTAAGTCAAAAACCATTTTATCGGTTGTAGTTTGTGCATTTGAATCACTATTGAAATTCTTATAAGCTGTGCTATGGGCTACACCGTCTGGAACAACGAATTTTATAGAACCGGTTGACCTTCGACCGCTCGTTTCTTGCATTGAAATACTCTCAATCGGCATGGCCAGATAGTATTTGTCAGGCTCATCTGAAAATGTCAGCTCTTTAGGACTATCAACATTAAAAATACCCGCAAGCTTGTGCTTGAGGGTATTTCTGTCTTCGGACCAGATCGAAAAATCTACCTTGATATATTTTGCATCAATGGTTTGTTGCTGAATATTGACTCCGATTCTTGGTGCTTGGTCGATAGAGATAGAGCGATTGTTCCCGATATCTCGTTGGATGTCATGGATTTCAATAAGGTCTCGAAAATCAGTTTTATTGAAATGCATTGTCACTTCACTCATTCAAGTACTCCCTTCATTCTTAGTGTCATTCTTTCTCGCTCTTTCTGCTTCTTGGTTATAATATCCGTGACTATAGTGCTATCCATATAATTATTCGTGTCCTTGTTGAGGATAGCAGTAAGGATCTTTTCCATACTTGCCCTCAGAATTCTCATCTCAGCAACGACTTTTTCTGTATCCTGACCACTTTGAACACTAGTAGTTTGAATCGTGATATTGCGCTGTGCTTGTTCCATTTCTCGAAGGAATTTCGCATCACTCGGAATCCCGATACCTGAAGCATACTTAGGAACACCCATTTCATGCATCAGACGTCTGGTCTTATCTGCTCGCAACACCTTGGATCCTCTAGGGAGGGGAAGAAGGACATTTCTTCCTTCAGGAATGAAACTTCTGCCGTTTGGAAGAGTAACAAGCTCTTTATAATTACTATTTCTTTGGTCGTTGACGATAGCAAGACCGCCAGGGTGATAATTGGTTCCGTGGGCATGCTTGCTTGCAAAAATATTTGTAAAGAAGTTGCCCGTTACACTATTGATCCAGCTTCGAATCCCTGAAAGTACACCAGAAGCATTATCTCGAGCACTGATAGTAACCGTTTTGTCTTGAATACTATTAACACCACTTTTGACCTCACTAACAGTTCCTTGTGTATTGTTTTGAGCCGAAATGCCAATAGGAGTGTTTTGCTTAATAGCATTGATTTCACTACTTGTCTCATTTCGGACAGCACCTGTCAAGTCTGTCGCGTTAATATCAACTGGTTTATGTTGACGAATAGAATTTACACCGTACAACACCGACTCTACAGTGCTTGGTGTATTGTCAATCGCTTCAATTGGTAATTGCTTACCAGTCATCATATCGATACGACCTTGGACTACCTTAATATCGCTACTAGCTAAATCTTTTAAAGTCAATGCTTTTTCGCTCGGTGTCATTAAGTTCCACTGAGTCAATGCTTGCTTAGCACCTTCTGCACTGCTTAAAAAGCTTTCATTCTTACCAAGAATTTCTTTTACCTCAGAAGGCAAATCGTTCCATTGTAACATCAGTTCTTTGCTATCCAAGATAGCTTGTACCGCTGGTTTGCCATTCACAATTAGTTCTTTTTCTTCTGGAGATAGCTGCTCCCACTGGCCGTTTGCTACAAGAGCCTCTCCAATAGTCAAACGAGCATTAGTCTCAAGATTCGCTTCTTTTAGGATAAATTGCATAGCATCCCATCCACCTTCTGCTTCAAGGGCCTTCTGCACTTCTTCAACTGCATTTGTTTTCAGCTTACCAGTTTTTTCATCCCATACCATAGAATTCCACTGAGTGTTTGCAAGCTTCATTGATTCGGTTGCATCTTTAGAAGTTTTTGCCCACATACTATGACCTTCTTGTATTTTAGAAAAGGTGTTTTGAAACTTGATGGCCATTTCATCGTAAGTCAATCCCATTTCCTCAGCTCGTGACTTAAGCTGATTCATGATGCCGGATAATGCTTCTGGACTAACTTTTAAAGTTTTTAAAAGTCTACCTTGCAAATCATTCCATTTCTGGCTATATGCTTCCATTTTAGCTGTGTGTTCAGCTTCCAACTGCTCTATTTTGCTTTTAATCTCAGCACGAGCTTTAACAGATTTTTCATCCTCGCCTTTGATTTGTTCCATGAGCTTCTTGTATCCGTCCAAGCGTTCTTGGTAAGAAGCTTGTTCATCTTTGGCCCATTTCTCAGTTAATTCAGTGGCTTTTTTTAGCTGTTCTGTATTTAATTCATCAGCTTGACCATTGAAAGCTTTGATCATGTTGATACGTTCTTCACCAGAATATTCCATCAACTCTAACTGCGTATTGATGAGTTCTTTCTGATTTGATAAAACAATTGCTTTTTCCTCTTCAGAAAGTTTTCGATGATTATTAGCAGCGTTTTGATAAATTTTGATAACCTCGTCTGACATCTGTTGCACATTATCTTTAACTTGATTAGAATGCTCAGTTAAAGCTTGGATTGCTTCATCACTAAGTCCTAACTTTTGTGCTAAATCAATGTCTTTGGCTAAGTTTTCATCAGCTAACTTTTGAATCTCAGTAGCTAGCTTTTTGACAGACTCAGTTACCTTATCGACACTAGTAGCGCCTGATCCAAAATCTGTCATCGCATGGTTTGCTTCATCTACTTTATCTTTGAAATCTTGAAGTTGATTTGCTTGATCCACACTGACACTTGCCCCCCATTCTTGAGCACGTCGTCTGGCTTCATATGCTTTGCGAGCAAAGTATGCAATTGCACCCCCAACTGCCAGCGCTCCAAGAACTACAGCTCCTGTTGGTGTAAAAGCAAGGCCAAGCAATGTTCCTGCTTTTGACAACAATCCTACACTTGCACCAGCGTCAGCAGCTGTTGCCCCTACTGCTGATATATTTCTTGCTGTGTTAAGTAGCTCAACCCCCTTTCCAGCGATTTTAAATACTCCTCCGAGGGTTGTTGAGAAATTACCAAGCATATTCAAAGCAGGGTAGGCAACTGCTGCACCTAGACCAACTTTTATCCAAAAATTTTGTACTTCTGGTGAAGCTTTTGAAAAACTCTCTATAATGTGATTGACCTTCTCAATTAGAGGGCTTAGAGTTGGTAACAATTTTTGACCAATATTTATCTGCAGCACTTCCAGATTGGCTTTAAATCGTTCAACTCCATTTTTTGAAGAGTTCATCAACTCTCTAGCAAGTTTATGTGTATATCCACGAGCGTTTTCAGTTTGTTTTGTTAGATTCCGAAGCGCATCCCCTCCTTGGTTAATCAGGGCATTCATCCCGGTTTGAGCTTCAACCCCAAAGGCACGAGCAATAGCAGAGGATCTTTCTGCATCCGTCCAGCCCTCAGTAGATTTCTTGATTCGATCAATAATATCTGGCAACTTCAATGCACCAGACTGGAATTCTTCAACGCTAAACCCTAATTCACGCATTGCATTCGCATTAGATTCAGAAGGTTTCAATAATTTCGATAAAGCACCACGTAATGCCGTACCGGCCTTCTCACCAGCTATACCATTATCAGAAAGTAGACCAATAGCAGCTGAAGTCTCCTCAATTGACATACCTAGCGAATGAGCTACAGGTCCGATATATTCCATAGCAAGTCCCATATCTGAGAATCCAGCTGATGTTTTGTTAGCTACATAAGTTAGACTGTCAGTTACCCTACCAGTATCTTTTGCTTCTAGTCCAAACTGGCGTAAGATGTTTGTAGATGCGTTCATAACCACGTTAAAATCATCGCCAGATGCTTTAGCAGCATCTAGGATGCTTGGCATAGCATCAATAGTTTGATTAGCATCAAAACCTTTCTTGATGATTTCTTGCAATCCTTCGTTAATAGATGCCGTAGAAATCCCATATTGTTTCGCCCATCCTTTGGAACTCTCACCTAATCTTTTTGTTGTTGTATTCAGTTCTTCAACAGTAGGTACAGTGTCTGCAAGGAGTGATTTGGTTGTGTTCATCTGGTCCTCAAACTCAATTGCTTTTCGAGTTGCTAATGTAAATCCTGTAGCAACCAAAGTCGATACGGGACGCATAGCGTCTCCCATACCACGCAATTTCCCACCTAGCCACTCAAACTTTTCCCCTTGTTTGGATAACTGATTCGAAATTATACCAGCCCAGCTATTTTCGCGACCAATATCTTGCAAGGCTTTTTCAACCCCACGTAGCTGGTTTTCCATTGCTGCCAACTTAGCATTCTCACGCTGAATATCAGCAGCAGCTTTATCAAAGTTAGCTGTTCCAGGATCAAGTTTGTCAAAACTTTTCTTCATCTCATCCAAAACTTTACGTTGTGAATCAATGGCCTGTCCTAAAGTCTTGTATTTTGCTTGAAGTAAGCTAACATTTTTTTCATTCCCTTTCAAAGTACTGTCCAAAGAACGGACATTATTTTGAAAGTACTTTACAGCGTTTTTTGCACCAGTTAGAGTAGGATTGAACTTTGACACGTCCAGCCCTAGCTCTATATACATCTGACCTAACGGCGTACCGCTTGCCATCTTGTTCTCCTTCCTAACTCCTAAGAGCAAATAAAAAAGTCCTTACGGACTCTTTTCATTTATTTATATCGTTGCAGATTACGATAAGCAAATTCTACACAAGCTAATAAAGACATTCCACCAACTGCTATCAAAAACAAAGGTATCAACGGTGCATAAATTAACAACATGATGAAAGGCGCAAAGATTTCATCCATATCATGATTAAAGATATAAATAATCGCATAGGTATAGAACGCCAAAGCAGAAATAGCCACACCTAACCAAATACGTGCCCAAATCAATCCTTTTCTACTCATCTTGTCCTCCCAGCTCTCTATAGAGCTTCTCTATTCCTTGACGGATCGTTTCTGATCGTCCTTGTTGTAGCTTAGTTGATATAAAATTTAGTTTATTTAAAATTTTCTCATCAACTCTCGCTCGTATAACAAATTGCTTATCCATGTAGCCACCATCTTTTCAACATTATTATACTCCTGTGTAGCTACATTTGCAAGTTAAAAGCTATATAGTTCCCAACAAATCAGCTAGGTCTATAACTTCTTCTCTCTCACTTGTTTCCATCGTTTCCATAGTTCCCAAAACCCCCATCAGATCCTCCCAGCTAGTATCCATGACATCACGAATACTCAACCCGTATGGACCCTCTGTGACCCGCTTGACGAAACCATAGAACTTTCGCAGAGCCTCTCTAGGCTCTAGTTTGTCCCCTTTGGGTCTACGTCACCGACCAGATGAGCGTAGATATCCGCAAAAATTTCGATGATACGAGCAAAGTCAGTATATTTTAGCAACTGCTCCGCCGTCACATCTTCAAAGAGACTAGCGATAAAGTCCAACTGCTTATCCAACTTTTCCACGTCAGACACATCTTTAGACATAGCCTCATTCATAACCAGATAGTCACGATAGTCCATAGTTGTGATTTCCTTACTGGTCTTGAGAACGTCCTCGCCCTTCTCATTCTTGATTGTAAATTGAACCTTAGCCATATTCTTTTCCTTTCTTAAAAAAAGATAAAAAGAGAGTTTATGCTCTCTTTCTACCCTGCAGCAACCATTTTAAGCTGACCTTTCAATTTCTTCAACTTTTCAGCATCTGAACCATAGACAATAGCTCCATAACGACCATTAGTTGCAGCGTCTGAACTAGCTGTCGCAGCGAAATTCACATTAGTAGTAGCTAACTCATTCGCCTTATCTTTGATTGTTTCAAAATCAATAGCATCCATAGAAAGCTGACCTTTATAAAAACCATAGTAAGCTGGCTCCCCATTAGCGGTATTACTTTCAATGAGAATGGAAACATTCTTGGCAACTGTGTCTGCACCGAAGTAATAGATACCCTCATCATCGCCATACCCCAAAGCATTCGTATATAAAGCCAATGGGACATCAAGCAACCCCATCTCTACCTTAACATCACCTACCCCTCGATTGGATACGTGATAAGCTACATTACTACCATAAGTCTTTACAGGGTCGCTAGATAATCCAGTTACTTTAGCGGTCTGTGTAGCCCCTTCATTATCTTTACCTTCTAGTGTGAAAAGGTTCTCTCCAACTGTTGGAGTCTTTCCATCATGCACACAAATGGTAACTGATTTAAGTCCAATAAGTGCAGTTCCTTTTACTGTCATTTCTTTTTCCTTCTTTCTAGTATTTCTCATATAGAGCACTCCGACCTTTATAAGTCCGAGCATCCACATAACGTTTGATATCAGGAATCCATTGTTCCAAACCACCTTCAGTCTGATAAAATCCCTGATTTTCCATTATTTTTTCAATTCTTCCTTGGAGTTCTTTACACTCCAATCGATTAATAGACTCTACATTGATTTGATAGAGAAAAGTCTTAGCCAAACTGGTGTTACTCCCATGAGCCGACTGCATTGGAGGCCCTACAGGGATAATGACAATACTCGTCTCGTCATCTCCCAATGTCTCAGGACGTTCAAATGACTTGATACTAATACCAGATAAAGACTCATCCTCTTTCAAAGCGTTGTAGAGTTCAGTTAATTTGTCTTTAATCATTATAAAAACTCCTGTTTTAACTTCATGCCAACTTTGGATTTGAATATCGGTTTACTACCTTCGAAAAAGCGACGCATAATACCGAAACCACGAGGATGGCCATTCTTTGCATAGCCAAATTCATTTAAGTGAATAAGAGTCCAACGAGGACTTTTAAAACCTAATTTAACCATCGGAACACCATTGGCAGTACCTGTAACATTTCCATGCACGACAGCTCCAACCGTCTTACCAGTGTCAGCGTACACTGCCATAGCCCGTTTAAAAGTCGGCTCAAATTCCTCAACCGTCTCCTTTAAAGCCTTGTTGACCTTTCTGCGAACCACTGGCTCTCCTATCCGAGCCTCAACATTTCTCAAAACATCATCAAATCCTTTTAGATTTGCGCCACTAGACATCACGACCACCTCCGATAATGACAATCAAAAAATCCCGATTATCATAATCAGGACGCACGTCAATGACCTGCCATTTCTTACCAACCAGACGAATATCCCCCACTTCGACAAAATGCCGACTTTCAGGTTGATAATCTGTCAGAGGGTCACGAATTTTCAAAGTCATCTTAGCTTTCATCGATTTTCCAGTCGCAATTTCAATGTCTTTGAAACTAGGTGAGTAAACTTGCCCCATCGTATAAAAAGCCTTCTTGTAACTCATATCACGACCATCAACTCCCTCTTTAACCTTAGAAGTATAGAAAGTCAGGGGAGTTCTCAGGTCTCCATTTTGAGACTCAGGCTTTTTATAACGATAACTAGGACGATTAGTATGATGGGACATCAGGAATTATTACTTCTGGTTGTTTTTCTGACCATTCAACAAAGTCAGGCAATGCTTCATTGATTTCATCAAAGCGTTCTTTTGTCGCTTCAAATTCAGACCCAACTGAGCGATATTGACCTTCTTTAAGGTCATAAAAATCTTTCAAAACCTTAATCATCTATTTCCTCCAATTTATAATTTTCAAGAGATAAAGCCATCAAATCTCCTTGAAAGTTTTGATAAAAAAATTCAACTTGATCATTGTAGGCATATCGTGCACGCTCTAAAATAAGTTCTCTCACTCGTGGATTGTGGTTTGTAGTACCAACGAATTGAAAAATAGCTTGTTCAGAGCTTTCTAACATTCTGGAAAGGTTAGTGTCCTCTCCATCGTGAAAAATCCTCATTCTCTCCTTAAATGCAGCAAGGAGATGATGAAGTTCTACTTCGGCAGTCATGACTCAACTCCTAAATTAAGCTTCAGGTAATTTTAAAGTCCAGACAGCAGCAGTCTTTTCATCGTGAGCCTTACCGTAAGCAAATTGCTTAGCAGTGTAGAGGTTCAAATCTTCCAAAGCATAGGTTTCTGTGTAGCGACCAAGTGAAATACCACCACCGACAAAGGCGTCGTAGCGACCTTTGACAAATGTAGTTACTTTACCAGCAGTCTGCGCCACTGATTCAACCAAGATAAGGTTGAATGGCATAGCTGTGATATAAACAGCTTGAGCGTTCAATGAAGTGTATTGTTTCTTCACATCCCAAGCGTCTGCTGTATTAACAACCATTACAAGGTTACCTTCTACTGCAACTGGAGTTTTTCCGTCTGCTTTAACAGAGTGATGTTTGTAAACCTTTGTCAATTCTTTGACTACGGTAGCTGAGTCAGCAAAAGTCAACTTAGTAGTTTGAGCTGTTTTTTCATCATGAGTTGTATGTTCACCTGAAACAGTTCCTGTAAGAGTGCGAGAAAGCCCAATAGGTTTGTTGTCTCCATCACCATTCAAGAAAGCAGCTTCAAGTGCGACTGCAAAGGCTTCTGTGATTTGAACAGAGACGAATTTTGCCAACCAAGCTGGTCCAAATTTTTCGGCATCTTTTGGAATTACAACGAAAGCAGTCAATTTGTGTTGAATTGCTTCTTCTTCGTTGAATTGTTGTTTGAGTTGACCTTGGATTTCTCCATTGATTTTACCCCAAACAGCTTGCCCTGTTTGCTCTGATTTGAGGAATTTCAAGCGGATACCAGCATTTTTAAGACCGATATGTTGAAGGAGCGGACGAGCTTGTACCAGATCTTCAAAGATACGGTCAATGATTTCTTGTGGGAAGAGTTTTTCAACTCCCTTAGGTGCGGCTTTTTCAATGTTATTGAAAAACTCACGAGCTTCAGCGGTCAGCTTAGCATCGTATGGGTTCAAGGCAGAAACTTCTTCACGGGCAGCATCACGAGCTTGAGCCATCATTTCATTTGTCATGGACTCGATCATGTCATTGTATAGCTTCGCTTGTTCTTCTTGAGGAGCGCCATTTGTAACGGCATCCAAAAATGCCTGACGTTGTTTTTCAAATTGATTAGATAATGTCATTGTCATTCTGTTTTTCCTTTCTTAAAACATAAAAAGACCGAACCCTTTAGCTACAGCCTTGTCTGTGTTATTTTCTGGACTTTCTGGAAAATTGAATTTCTTCTGTAGAAATTCGCTATTTTCAAAAGCCTCTTTGTCGATTTGTATATCTGGTAGTTTAGCTTCTAGCTTTTTAGCTACCAGTTCTGCGATTTTATCGATATCTGGTGTCATTGCTGACCTCATTTTTTCGATAAAATCACTTGGGATCATAGGAGTTTCACTCGCTACCAGAATCGGAGCGACTTCGTTTGTAAACATAATCTTGTCTACAAATCCATGATTCAAAGCTGACTCAGCATCAAACCAGGTAGTCTTGTTCATCAATCCAAGCAGGTCATCAAGTGTCTTGCCAGTCTTATAGACATAAGCGCTAGCGATAGACTTGTTAAACCCTTCTAGTACCCCAGCCTCATGAAGCAGAGTGTTGTGGTCTCCGTTCACTTGCGTTGAAACGTTGTGGATCATGATTTGGGCGGTCGGACTGATTTCAACCGTATCTCCTGCCATTGCAATCACGCTTGCTGCACTTGCAGCAATACCGACAATCTTCACGGTCACATCACCAGGATACGAGCGCAGAGCAGTATAGATTTCACTACCAGCATAAACATCTCCACCGCCCGAATTGATATGAACCTCAATTGGTTCACCACTATCAGGGAGGACAACATCTTTCGGAGCGATTGCATCCCACTCAAACCAGTCGTAAAGCCATCTGTCATTGTTTGATACAATCGTACCCTTAATCGGAATTACTTTCATCTTCTTTCTCACCTCCTTTCTCTAACTGTTCACCAAGTTGATAGTTTTTGGTGATGAGGAATTTATCGCCACCAGGGACAGATTCTAAGCCAAGTTCAGAGCGCACCTCGTTTCGAGTCATCGCTCCAGAAGAAATAAGCTTATCAATGTTTTCAGCAAGTGCAAACTTGTCTCTCTGACCTTCGCCAATAATTACAAATAAATTATTGTGCTCGTATTTCCATCTTGACACTAAGGCGAAATTAAGCCCATCACTCATTTTCTTAACAAGTGATTGGTAGCAATAACTATTAAACATTTTTTGGCTATTTTCCAGATTGGCCATATCGCCATGGATTAAAGCAGTTGGAATCCCTAAGACGTCAGCGACCTCATCATCAAATTGCCGACGAAGTTTCTTCAACTCATCAACAGAAATATTTGAAGTCCCTGTTGTATTCGTATGCTCAGAATATTCCATTCCATCTTGAGCTGGGACAATGGCAATCGTCTTGGTGCTAAATGATTTAAAAAGACCATCAGCATATGATTGGAGTTTATCACGCATCTGCTTATCAAAACTCCCATTGTTTTTGGTTTTCAGAGTTCCTCTGATTTGATTATTCCTAGCCAAGGCCTCGACCAAACGAGTGTGCAACTTCTCGTAATCAGCAAATAAGTCAGAAATATAATCTTGCAGTCGATTATTGTTGTACTGTAAGAAAATCACTTCACTCATCCGAAAACGCTTCTCAAAGGTGAAACCTCTACAAGTCACATACTCAAACACATCATCATAAACAGCATATTTAGTCCGTGTATAAGAGTCAGCAACCAGCAACTGGTCATCAGTTGTAAGAAAGATTAGGACCTCATTCTTAGTGATCAACCTATAGACGACCTTTTGCCAAAAGTCTGACGCAGATTCATTTTTGTTTGGCCTTACATTCAACAAGTAATCCCAATCAGAAGACTTAGCCTTGCCATTTTCTTGATACTTAAATGCTGACTTAGCGAAAATTCGAGCGATGAACTCAGCTGACTTATCAACCGCTAAGCTTTTAAGTTGGAGATTCCCAAACATCCGCTCAAGATCCTCGAACTCAAAGCCAACCTCTGGTACTTCACGCTTAAATAAATTCAGTAACCCCAATGCACTTCCTCCTTTCTTTTAGTTTCTGCCGACCACCCACCCAAAATTTATGCTTAAATTAAAAATCCCAGCTATCGAGCATATCAAGGAACTTCCCAACATTCGACTCTTGCACCAGCTCCCTCTTGTACAAAGCCGCTATCAAAGCATGGAACCCATCTGTCTTTCTTCTGACAGGCTCTTTCTTCAAGAAACGCTTATTGCCATCCTTGTCCTCTTTGACGTAAGTATTATCCGTATACCAAATCATAGAGTTGTCATTTTCAAAGATAAATCGCTCATTAGCAAATCCATCTTCAATGATTGGCGCAACCTTCGATTGAATCGCCCCAGGATTCCGCAAGAACTCATATTCAAAACCAGCCTCTTCCAAAAGAGGTTTCAATAAGTCCATTCTGAAACCATCGGCACATACAAGTTCAATTTGGTAAAGTTTGCTCCATTCGACAAGCTTAGCAATCAACAGTCGCGGATCAATGCTGGGACCGTTTACAATCGTAAATAGACCTTTTTCTGCCCACTCCTGAATAGGAGCCTTGATTTTAAAAGCCCTCAAAAACTCTTTCCGAGCAAATGAATGTTGTTTCCAGATAAAGTCATCACCATTTTTAAAGAGTAAACCAACACTCGCAAAATCTCGAATACTCGCATAGTCAAAACCTGCGACACAAGACCTACCCAACAAGTCAATGCCAGGAGGACGCAAACAAGCTAGTAACTTTTCTCTAGAGGTAACATCTTTCTCAAGGTCCGCTTCAGGGAGATTCATCCGTTTTGTCATGAACTCCTGACGACCAGATGGTTCCAGCTCAAGGTCATCATAGTCAGCCTTGGTTCTCGCAAGAAGTCTTTTAGCGTAAGGAGTGCTTTCATCCAACATCGGATTTGCCTTTGGCCAGTTCTTCATATCATCCACTTCATCCGCATTGTCTAGCTTGCAGATAAAAGGGAACAACCTAAAGTCATCAACCTCTCCATTCAAGATTTGCATAGACTTCTCTATCAGCTTGTCGTAAAATCCTTCACGTACATATCCATTCGTACCGTTGTAGAAAGTCCGAGCATGAGCAATCTTACCAAGGCCGGACCTTTGAACCTTCACGGCCTTATCATCTTCAAACTGGTGAATCTCGTCAAACTCAAGACAACCATCACGAGCCGAGTCCATAGTCTTCGGATTATTCGTCCGAAAAGAAAAGACCGAGTTGTTCGCTCGACCTGTGATAGACATTTTAGTTAGATAAAAATGGTCCTCGAGACCACGCCTTTGGATAGTCTCATACACTTCCTCAAAAGAGACCTTCCCTTGTTTCTCAGAGTTAGCAGTGATAGTCACATCATAATCTCTGATTGGATAGATAGGGCTGATAAAAAAACCATCCCTTGCGGACATAAAACCATTCTTACCGCCCCCACGAGCTAAAGTATACAGATACTCATCGAAGTGTGGCTCCCCATCCTCCTTCCGAAAAAGAAAAATGAACGGAGTCAAAAAAAGCTGGTACTTAGCCAGAGGGAAAAAGTTCTTTTCCGTAAACCGAATGAATTTCTCAATCAGGTCATTATCAAAATATAGATCATCACGAGGATAGATTTTCTCTTTGATGATTTTAAACAGCAACTTTCTTTCTTCGTTGACAACGATTTCTCCACTCTCGGCCATTTTGATGTAGTCATCAACCAACGGATGAGAAATCATAACAGATCGGCTCCAGACGTAGCTTTCTCGACAGGAGAATTTTCAACCTCGAAATCAAACGATCGCTCAATAGCCAAAAGCTGATTGCTTGTTGTATTGATTTCTTTGATGAGAGAATTCGCTTTTTGGAATCTTTGTTGCCCATTGTGAACAGTGATGACCAATCCGTCTTCATGAAGTTTGGCTTTCAGCTCATATAGCAATCTGACGAGGTAAAGATATCGATTCACTTTTTCGTACTGGATCGCATCTTTTTTTCTAGGACTAAAATATCCGATTTTAGAAAGTAGCTGATTTTCTAATTCTTTTATATTTTTTTCTGAGTATTCTTCCATTACCCCCCACCCCCTTTAAATTTTTGTTAAAAATTTGGACAATTGCCCCCTCCCACCGGTTCCCAAAACCTTAAAAATACTGGATTTTTTTGACCGGGGGGGTGTTATCATCCCCAAAATTCGTCTGTTCTGAAATTTTTCTCAATCATTTTTTTAGATTTTCGAAATTGAAAACGGCCGTGACGTTTATTGTGACATTCCTTACAAAGAGTTCTTAGGTTGTCGAGATCAAGAGCGAACTCTGGATAGAACTCTAGCTCTTTGATGTGGTCAACTTCTAGGTTGTCTGTTGTAGTTCTTCCTTCAGCTTTACACCAAACACATTCATTGTGATCACGTTCAAGTGCTAACTTCCGAAGCTCTCTCCAGTCTCCTGAATTGTAAAACTCTGTTCGGTCTGCTCTTGTTGAAACTTCAATCATTTATTATCGATGTTGATGCTTTAAGCTCGAATTTATTTAGTTTGTCAATGCAATTGTTCAAGTGTTCAATCGCTTTACAACATTCTTGAGTTAACTCTTTTAATTCTGAGTCATTTTCAATTTCGACTCTAACTACAATTTTTCCTAATGGTTTTTGGTTGGTTGTTCTTTTATTAGATAGTCTTTTAAAAGTGCCTTTCATAACTATGTAAACTCCTTTGTTTTCACTCTCTCAATTCCTTGTTTTACATATTCTAATGAATTCGCTATATGAGTTTTAACTCAGACTTATCAAGCGTTTATCCTGCATACATAAAATGAAATCATCATAACCTCAAAACAATGAATTGATATTAAAATAAAAAAATTAAAAGCCCTGAAACTTTGTCATGGCTCGGTCTTGTGAATCTTGGTTTTTGCCAATATATCGTAGTGAAATGCTTTGGCTTGAATGGTTCAGTAGGTCCATTATCAGAGCGACATCCTTGGTTTGTTCGTACATGAATAAGCCAAAGGTCTTTCTCATCGAGTGAGTCGCTATATTTTCCAGACCAACCTCTTCAGCAGCTCTTTTAATAATCTTGTAAGCTGTGTTAGGTTTTATGTGCTGATGCTTTCCGTTTCGACTAGGAAAGAGGAAGTCTTCATCTTTCTTGTCTTTGATGTACTGCCTCATGGCATTCTTGAATTTCTTTGGCATCTTTCGTTTGGTTGGCTTGTCTGTCTTTTCATCGACGATCTGGACGTGCCAACCTTTAACGTGCTTTACTTTTAGTTTGACGATATCACCAATACGAAATCCCAAATTAACACCAGAAAGGAAGAGCATGAGGTTACGTTGTCTATCTGACTCTTTGACTGCACTATGCAACGTCAGCCATTCAATCATAAGCTGAACATCATCTCTATTTCTGATTGGCTCAACAACTACCACATATCCTCACCTCCTTTTTAATGCACAAAAAAAGCAGAGGTTTCCTCTCTGCTATTCTTCATGATACTAATTTACCACATTCTTTTTGTCAATTCTATATGTTTTTTTGACAACTTTACATAAAGAGCAAATTTGAAAGTGTATCGAGAATCACTTCACGTCTTCTGTAAATCTGCTTGCTGTGTCTATACAAGTACCCAGTTTCTCCGTTCTCCATGATGTGCCAAACTTGAATCCAGTCGTATCCAGTATGTTCTCCCCAGCGAAGATAAAAGATTTTTTTGTCATCTGGTTCTAGATCCTCTAGTAATTGGGAAATAGCGTTTTGGAGATTTTCTAATCTTAAAATCATAGGATCGCTTGCATAAGCAACCGCTAGATTCTCCGACCTGTTGACGAATGTCCCACTGCCACTTGCTCCAGTATCATCAATCCCAGGAACAGTAAGATGCTTAACTTCGTACAAACGTTCTAGCTCATGCCTGCGTTGACCGATAAGTTTGTCAATCTTTAAATATTTATCATCGAGTTCGAATTCAAGATAATCCCTTCGTGCTTTTGTTAAGTTCTTTTTGACCAAACCTTACCTCCCGTGTATCTTTTAGATTTAACCCATTTGATAATCTTACCGTCGTTATTGTTATTGTGATAATCCGGCAGTCTTGCTGTTGGACTTTCTTTGTAGATGATTTTCTCAACTGCCTGAATTGCAGGTAGCATTTCATCATCTACCCATCCAACTAACCAAGCAGGATTCACATCATAGGTTTTAGCAATCATTTCAATTTGCTTAATGGACGGATATCCACCTCTCTCATACAAATGAATTGTGTTTTGTGAAACACCCGTGTCCCTAGCCATATCTTTGACAGAGAGACCTAGGTCCTCTCTAAGTTCTTTCAATCTCAATTCCATGCTATAAACCTCCTTTCTAAGTAATTATTTTGTTAAATTCTTCCAGACACATGTTCGACCAAATGAAACGATTGATTTCTAAAAGTTTCTCGCTCCCCATTTTTTCAAGTCTTTGATAAAGCCTGATTTTAAATAACGCTTGATTTTGTTTCGAAAACCTGGTTCTTTTTACTGATAATGTTGCTATAAACGATAATGCTTCGCCATAAGCGCGAATTACACATTTTGCTAATATATCGCTATTTCCCCCTTCTCTAACAACAATTGACACATTAATTGGTTCGTATTTTAAAACCTCAGCAAATTTGACTATATCTTGTTTGTTGTCTGTCTTTCGAGAGCCTGAATATGGGTATTTTTTAGGTTTCATTGCCTGTCCTTTCAAATAATTTTCCCTTCGAATATCAGAGTGATCGTCCCTGTTCCATCTTTGTGTTTAGAAACCAAAGCACGACAATCTGAACCAAACTCAACTCCTTCAATTGTGATGCTATTCTTCACTCTATCAACGTTGATAATAGAATCATTCGATGTTTTTATTCTCATGTTCCATCTCCTCAATAAGCCAGTCAAGATTCTTTCTGGCTTTCTTCAGATCTTCGAGACCGTTTTTCTTCGGATGTCGTAGTATGTACTTCAAACTGTTACCCATATAGAACCCTTTCAGCTCCTCGTCTGTCATGAAGTTCCTCAAAACATCGATAGATTCCATGCCATGCCGACCTTGGTAGTGGCTCGGTTTGTTTATATTGTCAATTTTTTCTGGTTTCATTTCTTCTCCTCCAAAAGTTCTGAATTTTCATAAATGTTGCCTATAATTTCATTTATGTCAGTTTCTGACCACAAATAGCTAGCTAATTGCTCACCATCATTCATAATCAACCAAGCACCCTCAAGCATGGTTACAACGCCTATAATTATTTCATTTTCCGTTGTTGGCTGGGTTCGTACTTGTCTAACTACATCCCCCTCAAAGATTTCCTGACCGTTCTTATCTTTGAGTCCTGTTGATTGCATGAGGATAATTTCGTTTATTGGTACATTGAAATCTAGAAATTTACCTTTGAAAAGCACACAAGATACGCTCCCGTCAAGTTCAAATGTTATTTGTCCGACCCTTCCTAATTCTTTCCCTGCCTTTTTCCACGCTCTAAATTTTGGTGCTTCCATTTTACAAATCCTCCTCTTTTACGAAAGTACCATTAATCCAACGGCCCTTGCGGTCTTTGATTTCTTGGTAAGCCAGTTCAAAACATTCCTCAAAACTATAACCAAGCGATTTACTGATTGATTTTAGATAACCGATTGAATGCGCTAAATTATATCGACACATTTTCTTGCCGATTAAATCCTGCCTCAATTGAAAACTACTAATCTCAGCACTTAACCATTTAAAGGAATCCATCACATCTTCATTTTCGATGAAACTTACTTCCTCAAAAATCTCCTGCACATCCGCTTTTATGAGCAACGCCAGACCAACAATCACGACTGCACAATCTCCAATGCTGTCCTTGGTTAGCTTCTCATTCTTCTTGAGATAGCCTGCGCATAACTCACCGAACTCTTCACTTAATTTTAAAGACTGCTTATCCAGCCGTCCACCGTTTTCAAGGTCACGGTCAATAAACCATTGTTTTACTTTGTCTATTGTAGTCATCTGTTTCATTCCTCCTTATCTAAAATCCATGCAATATAGACACAAATCAGAGCAAGCATAATGGAATCCGCCAAATTCCCTCTCACTCCACCTAAGATGATAATTTCAAGTATCTTCCAGAGATAGTCCAATACAATAAAATGGACAAATTGGGTTAAGAAGAAGTTATACTTCCCATTAAATCGAACTTTCATAACATCACCTCATCCCCAACTTTCACTTTCTCGTACACGTCCTTCGTAACAACGAACACCCCGTAATCACGTATCGTAAGCGTGTATAACTTGCCATGCCGTCCTTTTTCAACGACCTTACCGAATATCTCACCACCTGCGTTATCTGCCTTATAGATAACCATCGGCTTCTTCTCTTCCAAATCTCGAATCCTGTCCATCTGCCAGATATTCAATCCAGCAGATAGCAGAATCCAGATAGATATGAATCGTTTCAATCTGTGACCTCATTTCTCAATTCAAAACCAATTCCATATAAGAGCAAATCATTTTGAAAGTCAACGAATGTTTCAATCATCTCAGCTTCTTGAAAGTCGTATTCCTCAACCTTACTTAAGAAATCATCAATATCATTTCTTTGTACACTTCCGTGGTCTGTCTTTGTATGTTCCACGGCTGATTCATAACCATCTACATCAATTGTGTAGCAGATTCTGCCACTTGAATAATCATATTTGTAATTTTTGATAATCACTATTTCATCTCCTTGCTCTTAATTTCTCTAGTGAGTCTATTTTTTAAAACATGACTTGTAAAATAAATACCGTCTGCATATGTATAATAATCAGCGGTTTCTTCAACCCATTGACCTCGTGTGTACGGGTATCTGTTTGGTCGTTTCATGTTACCACCTCACATATAAGTATTTTGTATCGATATCTTGTCCTAAAATACAATCTCTCAATGATCTTAAATCTTCTAACGCACTGCTGACAGTCCCCCATTTGTTTTCAGGTTCATATTGCACATACTTTTCAGGATGCTGTTCCAATTCTGAGATACCACGTTGAATGTTTTCAAAAATATCAGCGACATTGTAAATGGTACCTTGGTCGAAATCCCAATCCATAGCTGCCCTAAACATTTTTCCAAGATTATAAGTTGGAGAACTATTTTCAGGTTCATCTATGGAAATATAATCTCCGCTTTCTATTTTCGCTAAGATTTCCAAATCATAACTCATCACTCCACCTCTCCAATATCATCTTTTTTGATATCAACAACCTCTTCAAGATATTCCTTTGAACACCAATCGTATTCAACGCATTGTCTAATAAATCTTTTTTTATAAAAACAATGCTCTATGTATGCGATTGGAAATAGCAAAGCAATGAAAGGTGAACAAATGATTAAAAATAAATAAATAGCACTTCCACAAACTTTTGAGTCTGCAATATATTCATAAAAATCTGCTAAATCTTTTATTTTTTTAAAATGCCTGATAAAAATAATATAGTTTTTTCTTGTCATTCTGTTAACTCCTCAAAGCGCCCATCTATTTTTGGGCTTATTTCTTTTGAAAATAGGATTTTTCTTTTCTTTTTTCTTCTGCTTGTGATATTCGCTATCTTTGTTAAAAATAATATCTTCATCTTCAATCAGTTCAGGAATGAAGTATCTAGATGGGTATTGTTCAGAGCGTTCCATCACTCAACCTCCTGAATTTCCATACCAGGACAATCAAACACCCAACTCATGTCATTTTCTTCTAGATCGGTTTTAGTATGATATCCTGAATAGAATACTTCATCATAGCTAGAGAAAATATAATCCTCATCTTCAGTGTGATAGTACAACTTTTGTCCGCTTGATTTCAGAGTTACAATATATTTCTTCTCTTTCTCTACCTTGTAGCCGAAAATCCAAGCTAGCGCGAATGTTTCTTGGTGACCTAGGTCTTCGAAGATCCAACGATAAACGTCTTTGTTTTTTGCTTCTTCAGAACGATAGAGTGCGTGAGCTAAAGTAATTTTCTTGACTTTGCAGTGTTCAATTGATTTGTAAATGAAGTTCTCGTCTATACTTACGGTTTCTCCACTGACTAACTTAATTATCTTCTCTCTAGTTCCTAATGTATCGCTTCGAAAACCAACTTCATATCCCTCAATATAAACTTTGTATTTATTCATTTTCCAATTCCTCCTAGTTGTTTTCTAAAAATCCAGCTCTTGCACCTCATGGCTCAAAGACACAAGAGCTAGCAAATTCTTTATACGTCATTCGTCCAAGTCTGACGCATATTCTAGCCCGCTTTTAACGTGGTTCGCGGCACGTTGATTTAGTCGCTAAATAGTAGCAATCTATCGCACCATAATCAAAACGTACATCGTCTTTTCCGATGTGTTTCTTGAATTTTGGTCTGGTAATACCTGAGAAAGCCCATTGATGGTCTTTCACCCGTTCGATAAGTTCATCCACATTGTTAAAACTTCCAAGAAAAAACTTGCAGTGTCCATTGTAGACGAAGTAAAGATTCAACATCAATACCTCCTATCCTTCATCCCAGCTGGATAAACAAAGCACCTGCCTGTCGCTCCCTCAAAAATGCGACTTGATAGAGCTCCATTCCCAAAATCGTCCGAGTAAAGTTCTTTAATCTCTTCGCTACTCAGATTCGTATTGATAATCGTATTTGTCCGATTATCCAGGATCTTGAACAATATCTGATGCGCCCACTCGTTACGCTTCGTGTCGGCCTTACGACTCTCTTTCCCAAGGTCATCCAAGAAGAGGAAATCAACCTCAGACAATAGCTTGACCATCTTAGCTTCTGAATAACCATTGTCAAACTCAAAGCTTTCTCGAATCTTGTCAAACAAAGTCACAACTGAAACGAATAGCACACTTTTCGGTTCATCATAAGACTTAAATTGCTCATTGAGAAACCGAGCCAATCCATAAGTAAGATGACTCTTACCAACACCAGACGGGCCAGTGATGATAGCATTCCCAGTCTCACCCTTGGCATAGTAGCGTTCCAACCGCTTCACGAAATTCATAGCATTTTCATCAATGTCAACCTGAATCTCATAGTCATGTAGTGACTTGCTGGCCAGCTTACTTGAAACAATGCTGTCACGAGCAAAGACTTCGTAAGTATCCGATAGCTTGCTTTTAACCTCAGATTCCATATTTAGTTGCTTTTCAAAGCGTCGGATATTCTCTTTCTCGCATTCAGGACATTGACTGATTTCCTCAACCTTACCCTTGACAGGGATTTTAACAGACCAAAGATGGCATCCATGGATTTCACAGACATCATCAAGAACTGTTCTAGTTTTGAATTGTTTAAACTGTTTCATCTAAAATCCTAGCCTTTCATCAATTGCTGATTGGAACGACTGAACTTTGCGAGGCATAGGCTGATTCAGATAGTTGTCCATCTTATTCCCGAAGAGCGTTTGTGGTTGCAGATACTGTTCATACTCTGTACCTTTCCACTTCGCTACCATGACATCCACAACCTTTTTTAAATCTTCAAGGACATAGCCTTCTTTCAGTCTTGCCTTGATAAATTTTTGATGACTAGCTGTATTTACCTTGAAATTTTTTTTAGCTTTCAAATTGAGATAAGAAATAACTTCCTTACAAATCGACAATTTATTATTGTTATTCTCAGTATTAGTATTCTCAGTCTTGATTGTGTGTACTTTTTGCACTTCCGAAAGTGCATTTTCTACACTTCCAATGTGTACTTTTTGCACTTCCTGAAATGTACTTTCTACACTTCTGTTTAGAGCATCAAGATAAATACGGTTCGGTAAGTTCATTCCCTGTCTGACTTCCGTCATTAGACCAGCATCTTTCAATTCCTTTTTGATTTTGATAATCGTCTTGTTGCTATTGCAATTTAAGTCAATCATCAACTGTTCATTTGTGTAATACTGAAAGACATTCCCTTCTTTATCATGCCATCCATTTTTTAAAGATAGTTCTAACCTATCAAATAAAAGCATATAGAGCATTTTAGCGTTATTACTCAATGTCTTATATTTCTCATCATAGATGAATGGCTTTGGAAATTTGAAAAACGATAAGAAACCAGTGACTTCGCTTTTTTTAATCATTGTTCTGCTCCTTTCTTCTAGCTCTTAGTATTGTAGCCATATGTAGGATCTGTTGCTTTATAATCAGATATGTATTTACTTTCTAGCGCCAGTAAGTCATTTTCTGTACCATCTTTTAACTTGTCAATAACCTCGTATGTCCAGTCTGTGATGTCGCTTTTTTTCATCACTTCATGGAAATAACTTCCTGATTGTGCTTTAAAATGTTGGAACCAACGAAAAACAGGATGATTAACAGTTTTTCCGATATAGACCTTACCAGTTTGTTTGTGGGTAATCTTATAGATAAAACCAACGATATCCCCATTCTTGTAAGTTCTATTATCTTCAGCAACTCTGTTCTCATAAAATTGTTCTTCATGCTCTAAGCAACAAAAGTAATAACCACTGTAATTATTATTCTTTATATCAATTCTATTAACAGGATTTTCTCCGCAAAATTTACACGGAATTTTTTCGGTCCAAAAACTTTCCCAGTTTTCACTCAATTCATAAACATTGACAAAAAAGAATTCTCCTTTAGCAGTTCTTTGAGGTATCTTTTCTGAAAAATATTCTGGATAATCTTCTTTGATTTTTGTCAAAACATCCTTCTTAGTTTCTAAATCAAAGTAGAGCCTTAGTTCTACTTGCTGAGAGTAGTAACTATCTTTGCTTTCTTTTCTGTGATTGATTCTCACAAACCAATTTGCCATCTACCCCTCCACACTTGAAAATTTTGTGTATTCTTTGTGAAAATACAACTTCACTGTCCCTAGGCTACCATGCCGATTTTTTTCCAGGATCAACTCCGTCACGTTATTCGCTTCTTGACTGTCTGCCTGTTCCTTCTGGTAATAGGCCTCACGATACAAGAAGGCTACAATGTCAGCATCTTGCTCAATCGAGCCAGACTCTCGCAAGTCTGCCAACATCGGGCGCTTATCTTGTCTCTGCTCAACTGCACGGCTTAACTGCGACAAGGCAATGACAGGTACTTTCAAATCCTTGGCAAGTATCTTCAATTCCCTTGATATTTCAGAAACGATCTGCTGACGATTCTCACCTTTTGAACCAGTGATTAACTGCAAGTAGTCAATGATGATAATGCCTAGACCACCCATTTCTTGAGACAATTTCCTAGCTTTTGACCGTATCTCTGAAATCCGAATACCAGCCGTGTCATCCACAAAAATAGGCGTATCATAGAGATTGCTTTGCGCCTGTACAATCCTTTTCCACTCATCAGTACTAAGATTCCCAGTCTTCAGATGATAACCTGGAACCATTCCCTCAGATGCTACTATGCGCTCAATCAATTCTTCTGCTCCCATTTCTAGCGAGAAGATGACAGCAGGCTTATGTTCCTGTACAGCCACATGCTTTGCAATGTTCAAAGCTAGCGCCGTCTTACCCATAGCAGGACGAGCAGCAAGAATGATAAGATTTCCTTCGTGAAGGCCTGTTGTTATCTTATCTAATCCGACAAAGCCAGTAGACAGACCAGTCACAAATCCATCTGTCTGTGACCGTGTCTCTACTATCTGCATATGTGTATCTAGGATATCAGCCACATTGCGGAATCCTGTACCTGTATTCTGATTGCTGATGTCAAGCATGGACTTTTCGGTCTGTGCGATGATATCACTGATTGATACATCGCCTTGATAAGCACTAGAGAGTGAGTCCGACAAATCAGTAATTACTCTTCTTAGAGTTGACTTCTCTTTTACTAACTTTGCGTAATGCTCCACATTTTTTGATGTTGGAGTTGAATTTACTAGTTCAACAACATAGTTTAAGCCACCAATTTCTTTAATCTGCCCTTGATTGGTAAGAGCAGAAACCATTGTCGTAGCATCGATTGGCTCGCCTTTTTTAAAGAGAGACAACATGGTCTTAAATACAATCTTGTTGGCTGGTTTATAAAAATCATCAGGGACCAATTCGTCTGCTAGAGATGTCATCGTTTCCGGTGAGATAAAGACTGCACCCAGAACCGACTGCTCGGCTACTAAGTCATGAGGTAGTATTCTAAAATCTTCACTCATGCCCTAGCTCCCCATTTTCGTTGATTTCTCCGAAAATCCATAGTCATTTCTTTGTAAAGCAAGCGACCATTTTCTTCTAAGAGATTAGCATTTTGACTTCTTAGAAGATCATTATTTCTTGCTTCTTCCTGGTAGTCGTTAGCCAGTCTGTCATAATCTTCGATGCATGCTCTAAAAACTTGTGGTACGTCCTCAATCGATGAAGCAAGTCCTACAGGCGGCTGAGTGTCATAGGTGAATCTCCTGTCGCTATTTTTCAAGTTTCTTCGGGCAACTTCTCCGAAATCTTCTGTTTTTTCAATGATGACTACTACATTTTGTTCATCCGATTTTTCATTTTTAGCAGTCAGTAGCATCAGGATAAAGATCCCGATAAAGATAGCCGCCAAGCCAAGAAATTGGCTTGTTAAAGTTGGTTCTGTCATTTCCCTTCCCCTAAATAACTTTTTCTTTCAATGTTTCAAAAACTTCAAAATTCAAATTTGTCTGTTCTTTTATTTTTTTCAATACACTAAGCACTGTGTCATCTTCGTTAAACTGAATGATGGTATCACTTATAACTAGTTCATAGATGTTAGACATAATTCTATTATCTGTTTCTGTTTGTTCATCGGATTCTAGTTCTAAATCGATTTCGTTCTCATAATTTTTGAGAGCGTTAGCGGATTCATTAAATCCATGGAGTAACAATATTCTTTGTAAAATTTCATTCACATCAATGTATTTATCTAAGCTTTCTCTTTCTCTTGCTCGTTTTGTTTCTTCAGGAAACAGAATATGCATTCTATCAAAGATTTTGCTAAGTATTTTTACATTCTTTTTGGTTGGCTTTGTCTGAGTGTTTACAATACTAGCCATCGGATATCCTTTAGTAAATCCAAGTTTTAAATCTAAATCACTGGCAGAGGACGAAACCTCTTTTCTGAGATTTTTTAAAATATCAATAAGCAAAGTTGCCCACATTATCGACATAAAATCATGGCCAAATGAACCGTTGTAATTGTTTGGTTTGTCAAGTGGATTGAATTTCTCGTTGGATAAATCTTGTACAATTTTTTTAAGATTTTCATCTTCGTGCTCATATCTTTCAAAGAAATTTCGTAAACCTGGTCTATTCTCTTTTTTCATCTTATGTTTGTATGCTTTTTTATTATTCATATTATTTCTCCTTACGCTCTTAATTTTCGTACTTCTTTCTCTAATTCCAAAATCTCATAAACATCATTGACATCGTACATAATATCTTTCCCTTGCTTACGAAATCTTAATCCTTTGCGTTCTAACTTTTTGATATAGCCATGAGTGAAGCCAAACTTCTTCATCAAAGCTTGTTGATTGATTGGCGTGCGATCATTCTCTAACTGCTCCTTGACTTGCTTTTCAGCAAAGGCCAATAATTGATTCGTGAACAATTCAGCACTTTCGCCGTCCAATCGTAATTGTAACGTTATTCCTTCCATTTTCTACATCCTCTCAACTATGCGGGCAAGCATTTTTGTGATATAATGGTTTAAATGATTTAAGTATGCGCCTGACTTCCGTTAGGTGCTTTTTTGTGTTCTAATTTTCATCCTCTCTGAGCTGTGTTAAAAGCATTCAAATCCATGATTTTCATCTTGGTATTGGTGCTTGGCTCCCACGTCATCCAGTAAGCAAGAGCAGCTTCCGCATGCTTCTTTGGTAGCAAGTCATAGCGACTGATATTAAAATGATCCTTGAAATCAATCTCAGCTTGTCTGAATACTGATTGAGCGAAGATTTTATCCGCGTAAGCTGGACTATCAATACCACCCAAGCAAGCCACGACTCGAGCCTTTCTCTTCTTCAGTAGCGATTGAGCATAGCTTGGGTGAATTGGTTGCTCACTCTTGAGGTAGTCAATATCTTCCGACATGGTCGCCTGTTGCTCACGCAATTTCTTTTGTCCAGTAAATAAAGCAATAAAGGCATCCTCGTCCAAATCCTCACGAATAAATCCGCCCTGCTTGCGAATAGCTGGCAAGACCTCTGAAGTCACCCAGCGCTTGAACTCTTTTGCTTGAGGCAATTTGCTGGATAAAATGAGAGAGTAGAGACCAGATTCGTTAATAACGGTAACACCTCTATTTCCAAAAGTACCGTTTTGGTAGTTTTGGCGATCTTCTTCATCTACGTGACGGTTTATGTCTCGACTACCGTTTTGGTATCCTAGAATATCCGCAACATCCTTCCCGACAAACCAAGGCTCGTCATCAATTGTCAAAGCACGGACTTCCTGCCCGTGAAAATTAAAAATTTCGTTCATAAAATTCCTTTCTAAATTTGGTATAATTAAAATAAAAACACGAGGTGTATTATGGCTGATTTGTTACCTACAATCTTAACTGCGTTTGCAACAACTATGGCTACAAAGGGAGCTGAGGCTCCTGCTAACACTTTTAATGAAGCATGGAAATATGTTTTTGGTTCTCTTGATAGTTTCCTATTACGAAAAAATGAAAAACGTAAATATGATAATGAGAAGTACATTGAATCACTAACTGAGAAAGTCGAACAAATACCTGTAGAAAATATACAAGAACCTAAAATGAGTATATTAGGACCTGCATTGGAAGCATCAAAATTTTATATTGAGGAAGAAGATATACGAGAAATTTTTGCATCACTATTAGCGGCATCATTTGATTCTTCAAAAAGTTCGTTATTGCATCATTCTTTTGTTGAAATTATTAAACAGCTCAGTCCTTTAGATGCTAGGAATTTGAAGTTTATTGCTCAAAGAAAACGATGTCCTGTCGCTAAGTATTTGCTGGAATTCGAAACAGGGGGTCAGAGCCTTTTAAAACCACTAATTTTTATTCCTCATGATGGTGAAATAGAATCGTCACTTGATAACTCAATGTTTGATTTTGATAGAAATGCTTCCTCTATTACAAACCTTGAAAGATTAGGTTTGATTAAAGTTGATTTCACAACTTGGCTTTCGAAAAAAGAAAAATACACATTACTTGAAAGCAACCCTTTAGTCACAGCTTATAAAACATCGTATATCAATGCTAAAAACAACGAAAAATTCCATGTAGAAAAAGGGATTATAGATATTACACCTTTAGGTGAAGATTTCTATAATGTCTGTTTATAAAAACAATCTTTTGACCAAATTTTCAAAATGTGTTTTTAACCATTCATCTTGCTTGTCGAAAAAATCGGCAAGCCATTTTTTTATCATCTTTATTTGAATAGTCATCATCAGTATTGAAATTATTGATGATACTATGGCACTGAGTATGATTTCTCTCATATTCCTCTCCTTCAGCATCTAATTTTTATGATTAGGTGTTTTTTGTTGCATAGCACGTTTTCTGATAGCTTTCCCCAAACAATCAGCTAGGTGAATCATGTGTGGAATATTCCATCCCTTGATGGAAACAATAGCTCCTAAAGCTTCATAATAGGTTTCTGTATGTGCCAAAACATCGTCAACCATATTTTCAAAATGTTTCTCAATAATTTCTTTGATAAGATCATTATTTTGTTTCTTTTCGTTCATAGTATTCCTTTCTAAATTTGATATAATATAAATAAAACTCGGAGGTGTAACATGAAATTTGAACCAGAACTAGTAAGAGATATTTTGCTAGATATTGAAGAATTACATCAATATCCAGAACCGTTTATTTTCTCTAGTAACTCGAAGTTTAACAGAGCTAACAAGTATGAGACAAATACTATTGTTTATCACTGTAAGTTACTATCAGAAGCTGGTTTTATAAATTGGTCTCCGACCTTTGACGGTTCAAACTCTTTGTATATTGCTTTTGTTCATGGCATGACTTACCAAGGGCACCAGTTCCTTGATTCAGTTAGGAGTCCTAAAGTTTGGAGAGAAACCAAGAGTGTCGCTGAAAAAGTAGGTGTCTTTTCACTAAATTTTCTATCTCAAACAGCCTCTCAAATCATTGCTAATTTCGCCACAAACCCAGAATTATTTAAGTAGCGTATTTTGAAATGATTGCTTAACAGTTGCTTCGTGTAGCTGTTCACGAGCATCTATATAGTCAATTTGGATGAGAGATTCTGGGATTTCACCTCCCTTAGTCCCCCAAATGATTTTGATAGATTTAAGGCCGATACCCTCAGCTCGGAAATCAATTCCATTCAAAATAACGTGTGGAACACTAGAATCACTACTAATCTTGATTTCTAAATCTTGGACTGGTAATGATTTTTTTGATAAATTGCTCATCTTTCTCTCCTTTCTTTTAAAAAATTATCCAAAAAATTTGACCTTTTTGACTTTTATCTTTTGTCTACGTTTCGTGGACAAAAAGGTGTAAATATATCGCCGATATTTTTGTTAAAATAATCAGCGATAGTAAACATTTCATGAATATCAAATTTTCTATTATCAAGTTCCTTTTGACCGTAATTATTGGTAGAAATACCAAGAACACCTGCCAAATCTGATTGATTCAATCCCCTTTCTTTGCGTAATTGGATTAGCTTCATTTGCAAACCATAATCACCTCCTATTCATTTTTAAAAAAACCATTTCCAGATGAAGTACACCCAGATAAAGCCAGTTAGCGTCCAGCAAACCACATTCCAAAATTTTTTCTTGTCTTTCATGTGACAACTCCTTTTTGATATAATAATCTTATCCTGACAGAAAGGAGGATAAGAACCTATGGACAAAGAGACTCCACAATCACAAATCCCTGAAGTAAGGGGCGAGACTAGCCAAGTCAAACAACCGCCCGAATACTTCAAGAGACCGAATCCCACCACATCTAAAAATAAATAATTTTAAGATTTTTCTCGAAGTTTAGATAGACCCTGGCTTCGAGATTCTTTATTTCCAGATAGTGGTGGAGATCTTGCTCTGTTTCGATGGCATACTCAGGATGACTTTCAAAATATGGAACGACGATACAAGAAAATTCTTCCGCCTTCCCATTGATAGCCGTGAGAAATCCTTTGGCCAGTAGTTTTCCACTTAAGTCAAAGATAAAATAATGGTTCTTCTCGTCCTGAAACATCATATCTCGAACCTTGACAGGTACCAGACTACTTTTCTTTTTTCCCCTTAAATGATTGATACCACTGTATACGAGACGCAAAGCGAAGGGAAATGTTAAGCTAAAGACCAAAGCTAAAATAACTGTAATAGCTAGACGCCATTCACGAGCAAAATCCCACTGCCCTAAAAATAGATAGATACTATAGTTGACAGAAGTCATCAGAGCGATGATATACTTTCGCTCACTAGCATCCCCATAGTCCATGGTACGGATGCGACTACTGAGCCAAAAGTTTAGATAGCCTGTTCCCCCCAGAGCCAATACAGACTCCAAAAATTCTTTCATATTCTCAATTCCTCCTTTCTATTTTTCAAAAGATATGCTATACTGTTAGTGAGCCTTGGGGCTTTCGCCCCACTCACCCCACTTCTATTTCAAGAAGTGTTTGATTAACTCAACGCTCGCTGTAACAATCGTTGAGATAACCAGAGCCTTAGGACCGTCAAGCCATGGCTCTTTTTTTGTTTCCTTTTCAGGCTTTTTGCGTCTCCGCATATCTCTTTTCCTCCTGTATTTATTTAGTTGATTACCTCAACCATGATTTAATTATACCACCTTTCGTGGACTTAGTCAACAATTTTTTTACAATTTTACAAAAAAAGTTACAAAAAGTGGACTTTTGTGATATAATCTTATGTAAGAAAAGGAGTGAAATACTATGAATAAAGAAGAACTAGCTCTCTACATCGGAAACAAAATTAAAGTATACAGGAAAATAAACAATTGGACACAAACAGACCTTGCTGAAAAAATAGGAATTGGAAAAACAACTATTGGGAATTACGAAAAAGGTTATCGTTCTCCCAAAAAAGATACTATGTTTGACATCGCCAACGTTTTTGGGGTATCTATTGACGATTTGTTTCCACCTATTCATAAAGCAGACACCCCCACAACGTCCCCAGATTTGCTCACACAGCAGATAACGGACAAGGTGGTACAATTAACCCCAGATAATAAAAAAATCGTCCTACGGACGTCTGAGGAGCTTCTGAAGAGCCAAAAAGCAAACAGCGAGATGTACACAGAGCAAAACGAAGAAGAAACGAAGATAAACGAAGTATCGGAGGTTATCAGCTTGTACCAAGTTGAGGTTGTATCTGAGACGGCAGCAGCTTGTGGATTCAACTACGGATTTGGTTACGATGATACAGATAGAGAGACTATAGAGGTTGACGAGCAACCACCACGCCACGATATTGCGACTAAGGTTAGTGGAGACTCCATGCAACCTGACTACCAGGACGGAGATATTCTCTATTTAGTAGACAAAGGACTGACCACCTACAACGGAGACCTAGCAGTTATCGCATACGGAGACCGT